CAAAGCAGGGTTCAGGGGGTCCGATGGAAATTAGCCAAGAGGCTGAGATGATGTTTCATGCCACCCTACGGAATGCCCTGACGACATACGAGATGATGATTGACCAAGGTGTCGCACCAGAGCAAGCACGGTCCATCTTACCACAGAACATGATGACTTCATGGTATTGGTCGGGCAGTCTTGATGCATGGGCAGACATGTGTAAACTGCGTTGCGCAAAAGACACACAGTTTGAAACACAGATTGTAGCTTCTGTGATCTATGGTGAAATGCTAAAGCTGTACCCTGTGTCATGGGCAGCACTGATGGAGAATGACGATGAATGATGATGTAGGACTACTTGGTGTTGAAACCGTAGAAGAGCATGAGGATGGCAGTGCGACCTATCAGTTTCACATGGATGCACATACCCGTGGACTACTAGCAGAAGAAGGTCTAAAGTTGGTACTGTACTGTGCAGCAGCTAAGTTGGACATGCAGTTAGTGTATGACTTCATAGAAGATCACATGAGGTATGAGAACGACCAATTACAGAAATGTGTGTCGTGTGGTGGACCATCAAAGTCGGACTTCTGTGAGTTCTGCCAGAATGAGGAGTAGAGCGTGATCACGATTGAGCATGGGTTCGAGGAGACCCACACAGTCATCATAGACCCCACAGGGCAACTAGAGGACATAGAGGTGATAGCTACAGACAAGGGTTGGTTTATACGACAGTTTGACGAGAACATGGGTGGCTATGACCTGATTGAGTTTTCGTTTGACACATTCAAGATGTTTCTGACATCACTACAACTGCCAGAGGGCATCTACACATTAGAGGTAAAGTAATGGAATATACACAAGGACATGAGTACGCACACAACATTGCCCGTAACTACAACAAGGGTGATTACGATGATGTGTACCAACAGGCATGGTTGTACCTACTGGAAGCAGAGGAGAATGGCCTAGAGGAGCAAGAGTGCTTTTGGGATGCACGTTTCCGTACAAACCTGTGGGCTAACTACCACAATCGTCTGGTACCTCTGCCGTTGCGTACAGGCTCTAAGGAGATCGCTGAGTCACAGGAGATAGAGTATGAGGTACATGACCATACAATCACAACAGGTGATCATGCAGAAGCCTACGAGTTGTACAGTGAGGTGTTGCATTTACGCCGCAACCTAAGAAACCTGTCATTAGATGACGTTTCGGTATTGCAAGACCACTACGTCTTCGGTATGTCGTGGAGAGAAATTGCTGCTAAGTATGGTAAGAGCCATGTGATGTGGCAAAAATGGCACAATGATATACTAAATACACTAAAAGGTTACCAAGAGGAAAAATAAGTTACTATATACTTAAGTCCCCCTTTGGGTAAACTACTACAACTACAACAAAAGGAAACTATAGTATGAGTGAACAAGCACACCTACCGTGTCCCTATGTCGATTGTGGGTCGTCTGATGCATTCAGCTACAACTCAGATAAGATGGTCGGCAAGTGTCATAGTTGTAACCGTGGTTACCCATCTAAGGACACGATGCAGCCTTGGGCAAAGGAGAAGTACCCCGCAATGGAAAATGATGGATTTGATACCCTACGTTCTATGGTGTCGTCACAACCTACGTCTGTGTCGCAGAAGACCTACAAGGAAATGCGTGGGATCACTGCAAAGACTATGGAAGAGTTTGATGTCGCCACTGATGACTTTACGCAAGAGTACACGTACCCCTCTGGTGGAAAGAAAGTGCGTATGCTTGCAGACAAAAAGTTCTTTACCAAAGATGGCTTCAAGGGTGACGAGTTGTTTGGTATGAACCTATTCCCTGCTGGGTGTAGTAAATTTGTCACAATAACAGAGGGTGAAGTTGATGCTATGTCTGCATGGCAAATGCTTAAGTCTAACTGGACTACACCTGTCGTGTCGTTACCATCAGCTACCCCATCGAAGAAATTATGGGAAAACTGTAAGGAGTGGTTAGATAGCTTTGAGAAGATCATTCTATCTGTCGATAACGATGAAGCAGGTAACGGTGTCGCTGACCGTATGTCTAGACTATTTCCCAACAAGGTCTACCGTGTAGATCATGGGCAGTACAAGGATGCCAATGACTTCCTACAGGCTGGCAAGGCACAGGACTTCAAGTCGTCGTGGTGGAAGCCTATCAAGCACACACCAGAGAACGTCATCAATACTGCTGATCAGTTCTTGAAGCTGTATGAGGACACACCAGAGCATGTATACGTACCCACAGGTATCCAAGCCCTAGACGACAAAATCTTGGGACTGATGCAGGGACACTTCACGATGTTCAAGGCACCCACAGGAATTGGTAAGACAGAACTTATGCGTTACCTTGAATACCAGATGCTACAACGTGACATCCCTATCGCTACGTGGCACCTAGAGGAGACTAAACTACGCTCACTGTTAGGGCTTGCGTCCTACAAGATGAATGACAACGTAACACGCCGTGACCTTATCGAAGAGAAGGGGGTTGATAGAGAAGTACGTGAGGCTATCGTAGACCTTACGAAGGGAGAGAACCTCTATCAGTTCTACTTGGGGGACGGACAGGGGGCCGACGAACTGTGTGATCAGATACGGTTCTTTAGTCAGGCATGTGACTGTAAGTTTGTGTTCTTTGAGCCTATCCAAGATGTCATCACTGGCACTGAGGAAAGCAAAGAACAACAACTGGCAGACCTGTCCGTCCGACTGTCGAAACTGGCAGCGGAACTTAACATAGGTATCGTGTCTATCGGACACACTAACGAGAATGGAGACTTCAAGTATTGTAAGATGATTGGTCAACGTGCTAGTGTCATTGTGAACCTACACCGTGACAAAGAGTCAGACGACATGGAAGAACGCAACACAACGTATCTCAAGATTGAGAAAAACCGTCCGTCATCCGAAGAGGGCATGGCAGGTAAACTCAAGTTCAACTACGATACGTTTACACTAAGAGAGGTATACTGATGAAAAACTTACAGTCAGTTTATGAAGGTACAGAGGCAGAAAAGCTATTCCGTAAGTTACGTGGAGATAACTTTATTCGCAGGGCAACAAGAGAAGAGGACATGAATGAACACTGGGATGTACTTGACCGTGAGTTTGGTCGCATAGATGTCAAAGCTGCAAAACGTAAATTCAGGTCAGGTCCAGTAGACTACACAATATGGTGGGAATTAAAAACAGTAAAACGTCCCCCAAATTGGAAACCAAAATCTGGATGGGGCGTACCAAATGGTATTGATAGGTTAATTGCAGTACGTGCAGAGGATGCATTTTACCTAGTCAACCCAAACGATATAATAGATACATTAAGAGAAAAATGCACTGAATACTACAGGGGCGATTTTGGTTTACATAGTAGGCCAGACAGGGGCGACTTAATGACCATACTACCTTTAAGTTTCATAGTTGAAAACAGTGTTGGGAAGGTTAGCACGTAATGCCAGTATTTGACATAGAAACAGATGGCCTGAACGCCACAAAGATACACGTGTTATCATGGATGGGGGCCGATGGAAATGTGCATCACACCCACGACTATGTAGCTATGCGTATCTTCTTTGAGGAAGCAGACGTACTCATTGGTCATAACATTATCCGCTTTGACATCCCCCAAGTGGAAAAAGTCCTAGGGGTCAAGGTCAAGGCAAAGCTAATAGACACACTAGCCTTGTCGTGGTATCTAGACTTCTGGCGACCAAGCCACGGTCTTGCGTCTTATGGTGAGGACTTCAACATCCCTAAGCCACAGATCGACGACTGGGAGAACCTTACACCAGAGGAATATGCACACCGCTGTAATGAGGACGTACTTATCAACTACGCCTTGTATAAGAGGTTGGACTACAAGCTAGATCAACTGTATCCAAACACCCACGCTAAGTGGAGATTGACAGACTACCTGACGTTCAAGCTACAGTGTGCAGCAGAGCAAGAGGCCCTACGATGGAAATTAGACGTACCCAAAGCATCCAAGCACCTACAAGAGTGGGAAGCACTCAAGCAAGAGAAGACAGAGGCACTTGCCAATGTTAT